TCTCGCTGGTGTAGAGCAGGCGCTCGCCGGTCGAGATCCCGCGGCTTACTTTGTTATTGAAGCCCACATCTGACGATTTGACGATCGTCTTGTAATTGGCAAATCCCACTACATCGCACCATTCCTGCACCAGGGCGCTGCTGCGGGCTTGCAGCTTGGGTTGATACCTTTCGTAAGGTTCGACCTCGGGGCTGTCAAAACGCTTGATCTCGCAGTGGGCAAGCAGGATGCTGGCCATGCCTTTAGCACGCAGGGCGGTCAGATCGTCCAGCACCTTGCGCCAGAGATCCGCGGCGATCACGGCGCCTTTGCCGTAGGCAAGGTCTTTTGCTTCATACTGCGTGTTGATCTGTTCCCAAATCAGGTTGTCGAGCCAGTCCAGGCTGTCGATGACAACCGTCTGGAAATCGTGCTCACCTTGCAGAGCTTTTAAGGATTCCTGAACATCTACAAACTTGGTTGCCAGCGGGAAGTGATCCGCTTCGAGGCGCCCCAATCCATCCTCAGTCAGGATGAAGATCGGGTTCGGTGCGCTGGCGCCGAAGGTTGTCTTGCCCAACCCATGCGGCCCATACACCATGATGCGGGGCGGCTGGATGCTGGTGTTGCGGGATATTGCTTGTAAATTGATAGCCATGATTCCTCCGTTTATTCCAGTGAGAAAAGTAAAACAACGAAAAGCCACAGTGATGCAAACATTGCTAAACCGAGTAAACAATCAAGAATAATCTGTTTCATATTTGCCCCCTATCGTCTGCCATTTCCTGCGCCATTTCTTCGACGCAATCCGAATCTTCCAGATGTTTCTTGAGCATGGCCTGTACGTTGTCGTAAAGGCGTTCGATACGGTTGCCCAATGCCTGATTGTTTTTGCCAAGGGCCGCGACCACCAGCTCGTATGCAAAACTCGAATCTAATTCTTCGGTGATGAATTCGTAAAGGTCAACCTCGGTGCGACCTTGTTGCGGGTATTTGCCGTCGTCGAGCACTTCCTCGACTATTAATTCAAGTGCGTCTGCGCGATCGTCGTCTGTGATTTCGCAGGCTTGCCGGTTGAAGGGGAAACAACGCTTGCAGTCGTCGGCACCGCAGAGGCAGGGTTCTATTGACATTGTAATTCCTTTCGGTTGGTCGGTTGGGTGCGCCCCCGAGGGGGCGGTTTGTTACGCTGCGAATTTCTTTTCCCAGGCTATATCGTCGGCCTGACCATACTGTTGATACGCTTTTGAACCGTAAACCGGACGATCTTCGCGCCAAAATTGGGTGTCGATTACGCCAGCTTCTTTGATGCGGTCCAACAATTTACGGGCGGTTGCATAAGCCTCTTTGCGAGTATCTTCAAAATGCACTTCGCCTTCTTCGTCATCAAATGATTTTTTAGCGCCGTTAAAACCGCCGATGGTATAACGATTTCCGTCGGCATCTTCGGCGCAGATGTGATAACGGTAAGCAATGTATTCGTCGCCGTCAACGGTAAACCCAGCTGAGTAAAGATCGGAAGCGACTTCAATGTTGAGATTGTTGGTTGCGATTTTCATTTTGTTTCCTTTAGGTCGGTTGGTAGTTTGCGCCCCCGAGGGGGCGCGGCGGTTTTACAGTGAGAAGCCAGCGGTGCGAAGAATCTCGCGGCGCAGCCACACGCTTTTGGCATCAGCGGCATTACGCAACGCTCGCACTTGCGCCATGTCTTGTTCGTATTTTTCTGATTGACCGAGAATGATCCATGCTGTCAATGCTGACTTAGCAAACGCCTCGATTTGGTCGGCGATGGTGGCCAATTCTGATTTTTTTACTGAGTAGAGTTTCATTTTGTTTCCTTTCGGTTGGTCGGTTGTTTTGCTGCGATGTGTGAATAATAGACACCTGTTTACTGCATGTCAACAACAATCTGCAAATTATTTGTGTTATTGTTGCGATTCTTGTCTTTTGGTCAACTTGGAGGGTTTATGTATATCATGGTGAAAGATGCGGCAGCAAGGCTGAAAGTCAGCCGACAATGGATTAACACCCTAATTAATAACGGGAAAATATCAACCGCCATCCTCGCTGGTCGGCGGGTAGTCATCGCTGACAAGGCATTCCAGGCGATGGAAAAAGGGCGCCGGAAGGCGGGGAAATGAACGTCAAAAACGTAATACGCCCACCGGACATGACCTGTTCTTTCTGCGGCGGTAAGGGCTTTCAAACAATTGAACGGGCCGCTGGACAGTCGTTTGTGTGTAAGGACTGCCGCAAGACTTACAGGCGCAAATCAACCAGCGGAAGCGGTCAGATTGCGGGGCCGGTTTATCATCGGACGCGGGAATTATAGGGGTGCGACATGGTTGAGAATGATTCTGTTGTCGAGCTGCATCCGAAGGTCTTACTGGATGCCGCACTGAAATACGCGCTGCGGGGATTTCGTGTGCTACCGCTAAACAGCATCCGGCAAGGCGGCTGCACTTGCGGCGACTCTGATTGCCGGTCGCCTGGTAAACATCCGCTGACCGCACACGGGGCGACTGAGGCCAGCAGCGACGAAATGACGATCCGCGGTTGGTGGTCAAAGTGGCCGACCGCCAATATCGGTCTGGCGATGGGTGACGCCGGTTGCGTGGCGCTCGATGTGGACACGCGCAATAACGGTCATCTGAGCTGGGAGGCGCTCATACAGGCTAACGGGGCGCTACCAGAGACTCCCACACAGCGCAGCGGTAACGGGTGGCACTACCTAGTCAGGATCGACACCGCTGCCGTCAAACGCTGTCGTGGCAAGCTGGCGCAGGGGATTGACGTCAAGGCCAACGGCTATATCGTGGCCGAACCATCCATCCATCATTCAGGGCGGCGGTATGCTTGGGATGACGGGTTGGATCTGCTGGCCGGATTCACCCCGGCACGCGCACCTGTCTGGCTGGAACGCATGTTGATGGAACCGGCAGCGGAAGCGGGTGCGGCGCCCAGCTCACCCAACTTGGGCAATTACACACTGCCTGCACAGCTCGCAGAGGCCGCAGACGCGCTGACAGTGCTCGATGCCGAGGACTATCACCAGTGGATCGAGGCAGGCATGGCGCTTCATGCGACCGGGTTGGGCGATCTCGCATATCAGGTCTGGGTGGACTGGTCAGGACGGTCAGGGAAATTCGACCACAAGGTGCAGCGGGCAAAATGGTTATCGTTTTCGACCAATCGGGCCGCGGGCGTGACGATCAAAACCCTATTTTCTCGCGCTCAATCGGCAGGATGGATAAACCCCATGTCAGGCACCAGCTCTGCACCGAAGGCATCTTCCTTACCAGTTTCCAAGCTGATCGCAGAAACCGGCGAAGCCTTTGTTGCCGGGTTCAAACCGCCGGAATACACCATCGAGGGCGTGCTGCTGCGTGGCTATCTCTACGGTATCACCGGCAAGAGCAATGCCGGTAAAACCGCCATTGCCGTCAGCCTGGCGGCGTGCGTCGGCGCCGGTAAGTCGTTCGGTCGGCACCAGTCGGTTGTCGGCCGCGTGCTCTATCTGGCCGGTGAGAATCCAGAGGATATTCGGTTACGAATTAAAGCCTACTGCGTTTCCATGTCTATGCCGGACGCCTTTAATAATGTCACCTTTATCAGCCGGTCATTCAGCATTACGCAGCATTTTGAGGAATTAATGGAATTGTCGGAATTAGTCGGCGGCTTTGATTTGGTGCTGGTGGACGGCAAAACGTCATTTTTTAGCGGTGACGAGGAAAACGACAACACTCAGGCTTACGCACAGGCGCTTGAGCTGCGCTCATTAACGCGGTTGGTAGGTCTGCCTTCCGTGGCGGTGCTGTGCCACCCAAACCGCGCCGTAGAGGGCGCAGAGGGGCTATTGCCGCGTGGTGGATCGGCATTTTTGAATGAGCTGGACGGCAACTTGACCGCCTGGAACTCCGGTGGCGTGGTCAGCCTGTCTCAGAACAAAATCCGCGGCGCTGACTTTGAGCCGGTCAAAATCAAACTCGATGTATTCGTTTTTCCAGACATAAAGACTAATTTCGGCACGCCGATCACCTCGGTTATTGCCAAACCGCTAAACATGAACGAATCCGAATTGCTCGAAGAACAGGCCGAATCGGAAGAAAACCGTTTGCTGGCGCTGGTCAATTCCAATCCCAAATCAACGCTGCGGGAATGGGCTACGCTGCTCGGCTGGAACGATCGCAACGGTCAGCCGATGGTGTCAAAGGTCAGCCGCACAATTAACCAATTAAAGGCCGATAAGATGGTCAGAAAGGTGCGAAAGAATTGGAAAATAACGATCGCTGGAAAGGCCGAAATTGGTGGTTAAAAAGTGTGTCAAAAAGTGTATTTCTTGTTCCGCGTTTGTTCCACGTTATAAAGTGATCTGAAAAATGGAACAGAACTAGGTGGTTTGTTCCAAAAATGAAATGCTGTAAAAGTTAATAGGTTCAAATGTTTAGTGCTGTTTTGTTCCAGAAAAAAGTGCGGAACAAACTATATGGGTTTAGAACAAAAAAGGATGGATTTGTTCCATCCTTTGTTTCCTATAGGTGGAACAAGAAGTGGAACAAGAGCAGTTTTTATTGATTAAAAAATAGGCAAATGACATGACACCAACCCAACGCAGTTTGTCCGCTCTCCGAGAACTCGGTTACCTGGTCGAAGTGGTCGAGAAATGGAATTCATTTACCCGAACGCGGAAAGATTTGTGGGGCTGGGCCGACCTGCTGGCCATCCGGCGCGGTGAGGTGCTCGCGGTTCAGGTCACCAGTGAGGGCGTGGCCAATCGGGTTAAAAAGGTTATGGACTCGGAAACCATCGGTCGAGTGCGGGAAGCTGGGGTGCGAATTGAGGTTCACGGCTGGCGTAAAAACGTAAAAGGGCGCTACGTGCAGCGCGTTGTGGATCTGTCTTGACAGCACACTTTTAAAGCACTAATCTGCACTTGCGCTGATCTCCTCCGTGAAAGCGCCCCTCCCCGCTAAACGGCGGCTTGGATGTTGCGGGCATCCTCCCGGCGGTCGCCGTTGCCTTGAAAGGCACGCATGGCTGATGTTGCTGATGTTGCTGATTTTGTCTTAGTGCTGCTGCATAGCGGCACTAACGCACATCTATTGCACCTCAAAACCGATAGTTACAGCAAGCACAAAGCCTTGCAAAAATACTACGAAACAATCATCGAACGCGTTGATGATTTTGTTGAAAACTATCAGGGTCGGTATGATTTAATTACCGGTTATTCGTCCGACTATCATCTGCCGATTGACGAGCCAGTTAAATACATGACCGGTTTAAAAGATTTCGTTGAAGAATCTCGCAAACATTTACCGCAGGACAGCGAGCTGATCCAGCTGGTCGACAATATCGCAGAATTAATTAATTCAACCCTCTACAAACTTCGTTTTCTTCATTAAAGGAAATCATCATGGCTTACGGAAATAATGCAAAAATGCCGGCTGGCGTTGTGTCATCCGAAAAAACCGGCAGCAAAAGCGAACCGATGCGCGGCGGTGTTGCCCAGGGCATGCAAGACAAGACCGGCGCCGACAAGCAATTCAACACCGGCCGCAGCGAGTCTGTTTGCTATTCGCACGACCGTAAATCCTGCCAGTAAGCGAAAGCCCGACACTTCTGAGATGCCGGGCTTTCTAACCATCGCAATTGGGAGAAATTGAAATGGCTGAATCTGACATTATAGAAAACTGCAGCTTTTGTCGATTTTTTAGAAATCATCAAATAATGGGAAACTGCAGACGTTTCCCGTTAATGCAGAACAAGCACGAAACCGACTGGTGCGGTGAATTTGTCCGTATCGCCGGCATGGAACCGATCCACACCAGTGTGCCGACAACCATCACACTCATGCAGCCGCCACAGCGTAAACGTGGTCGGCCGGTGAAGGTGGCAACGGCGAAGGTGGCAGCATGATCCGGCCGATGGGTAACAAGGTCGTTGTCAAGCCACTGGTGCGGCAGCTGTCGAGCGTGCTGATCGTTAAAAACACGGAACCCTTTAACGAGGGCACCGTAGTGGCCACAGGACCAAAAGCAACCGAAATATCAGTCGGTGATTTTATTAAGTATGGAAACGGGGATTATCTGAAGTGGCCGACGCATAATATCGACGGTCAGGATTATCAAATAATCTCCGAAATGGATATTTGTGCAGTCGTAACTCAATAAGGAAAAATCATGTCAAATTCAATCGCAACTGGCGTTGCATACGCTGATCCTGAGTTTCAAACGCTGTCGGTCGTTGGTTCAAGCACTGCAGCCGCACCCGCAACTATTACGTCAACCAGTACAGACACCACGGGCAACGTGGATGCGTCCGCATTTGTCGCAACCGAAACGATTGCCGGTGCTGGTGGTGTGGGTTTCTCCATCAAAGCCGTTCAGAATTGCAACGTTGCCGCCGGTGCGTATCTGACCGCGAACTATGGATATCTGGCATTCGGCGCCTCTGGCCGTGTGACTGGCTTGGCCGCTGGTGTGACCGCTGAGATCGTCATGTCCGCTGCCACTACGCAAGGCACCTATGCCGCGCTCGACATCGAGATCGGTATGCCGTCAGGTGCAAAAACTGCCGCTGCGACCTCGTTCATGTATCTGAGCAGCTACGGCGCCGACAAAGCAACCTTTGACACCGACGGTAATCTGTTCACGCTGGCCGGCGTTGCAAAAGGCACTGGCAAGCTGTTGGCTGATACCACGACCGGCTCAACCGCTCGTCCGGTTCAAGTGCTGCGCGTTAGAACGCCTGACGGCATTCGCTACATTCCGCTGTATTCGACTGTGGCAATTGCTGCGTAATGGTTATCACCAAAGACAGCATCAACAGCCGCGCTGCTGAACTCGTCAAACGCGAACAAGAATTGCGCTCTGAACTGAGCGCAGTTATTGGCGCAATTCAGGATTGCGGCTATTGGCTTGCACAAGTAGATAAACCAGACGAGGTTTTACATGCCGCTCAAGAAATCGACCAGCCCGAAAGCGTTTGAAAAAAATATCAAGGCAGAAGTGAAAGCCGGAAAGCCCATAAAACAGGCCGTGGCGATCGCTTATTCCGTCAAACGTGAAGCGGCGAAAAAGAAACGATGAGCGCAGCCTGGACGAAGAAAGCCGGAAAGAATCCGGCCGGTGGCCTGAACGCAAAAGGCCGCGCCAGTTATCACGCTGAAACCGGCGGCACATTGAAGCCGCCGGTCAAGGCTGGTGATAATCCTCGGCGTGCGAGCTTTCTTGCACGCATGGGCAATATGCCTGGTCCTGAGCACAAGCCCGACGGCAAGCCGACGCGTTTGCTGCTCAGTCTTGAAGCATGGGGCGCCAGCTCAAAGGCTGATGCAAAGAGCAAAGCGGCGGCGATTTCTAAGCGGAATAAGCGGTGAAACTTGAACAAGTAAAACTCGATGCGCTGATTCCGTATGCTCGGAACAGCAGAACTCACTCTGAAGCTC